TGATATCCACTCTCCGTCATCTAATGCTTCAATCACATCCCAAGCCTCTCTTTCATTTACTGCTACTACTTCTTCCACATAGATTTCTATGCGCTTAAAAGTATACGTTTTTTCAGACATTATCTACCTCTCGCTTTTCTTAATAGTTCCTGCACATCTTCGGGAGCTTCCTTTATCTTTTCTTCCCTAATTATATGCAGTGTTACGTTACCTGCTTCGCTCTCATACCAGTGAGGAACCCATCCTTTCGGACAAGAGCTTACCCAACTAAATAGGAGTTGTTTCGAGGCATCCCAGTTATTCATACTATACCTCTACATCTATTATTTTACTTGGGTCTACGCGATACCTGCTAGGCTGCAAGTAGTCTGCCCGATCCTTTAGCCTAGTATGCTCTGCATCTAACTGTTGTTTATGAAAGCCTACTCGCTTCTGCTCATATCCTATTACGTTACCATCCATATCAATAACAGGGTAATGAAATAAACTTGTGGTTACACTATCAACTGACATTATTTTGCTCCTTGTCTATGTAGTTTTCTAAAACTTCTCTTAGCCTTATTGAGAGTATGTGAATTTTATAAGATAAATAAATTACCCATGCTAACAGTGCAATATTGCAAAGTATAGCTAGGTATACATAAGTTATCACACTACCATTCTCCTAAGTTTCTCTCGATTAGCCTTGTTTACCCTCTCTGTTAGCAAATCTATTGTTTCATCCTGCTTCTGGATAATACTATTTAATATACGGTTATCTTGCATGAGAGAGATATTTTCTTTCTCAAGATAAGCTATCTTCTCGTCATCTCCGTATGTAAATAATTCTTCGACACTCATGCTACTCTCCTTAATAGATTGTTTCTAACTATAGACTCATCAAACTTATATCTCTTTTTACTTTCTATATTCTCCATAATCAATGGATATCTTTTAGCCTTAGAGTTGTACCCAACTAGCTTATACTTTTCTCTACCATGTAGATATTCTTCATTGAGTATCAACTCCTCATCTAATTCAAAAGTATTCGCCATATGTTTAGCATACCAACTTAAACTACCTGAGAGTTGTTTATCATGTTTATCCATTGCACCTGCAATCTTGATATCGACTTTGAATGTTACCAACTCATCATCGAAAGAACCGTTTAAAAACTCTCCTTCCAAACCATATTCTTCTAGCTTGGCTTTAATCGCTTCGTTCATATCAACTCTAAGTTGCTTACAAACTTCTCTATTTATCTGTGTAATTTTCATGCTACAAACCTTCCATCAGAGAGGTTACGAATACCAAGCACTCTATACTTATTCATTATTAATCTCGTAAGGTATTGCTTGTATACCCTACCACCTACATCACCGCCAACTGAGGCAGCTTTGTTATCAATCTCAACCACTTCTTTATTACCAGTGAAACGGTTTGTTCTTTGTATTACTGTAGTTGTGTTAGACATTTGCTAACTCCTCATCATTTTAATATTACTAATAATGTTATTGTAACATAGATTGCTATATACATCAAGGTCATTTCTTCCTCGCATCCCAGTGTACATAAACGAATACACCGACTATTAAAATTCCTCCAACTATTATCATTATTGTCTCAATCATCTTCTTCCTCCTTTCCTTCTGCTATAGTTAAGAGTTGATCAATTGAAAAGTTAATGTAGCATCGACAGTCTATGCCTACCCAAATATCCAGCATACCTTCTGTTCTGTTTTCTGTCGTAAAAACTTCTTCAATCATTACTGCTCTATTAGGGTTTGATTTCCCACAAACTTCACACATTATAGCCATGTTAGTTGTCCTTTTTAGTTAGTTGACCTTGCCTTAATAATATTCCACTCCACATTTTTAGGAGTGCGTTTCGCATGACCCATCACTTTTTTTAAAGTATTCATATCAAGAGTCGGGTGCATACTCTGGATTAAATTCAATTCCTTCATACCATATCCAGGATTATTATGGGCAGCTTTCCAAACTAACTCAAATATAGTATCAGATAATTTCCTAGAAGCCATGATAATCCCGTATAGCATCGTGCATAATCCTTCTATCAAATATCTTACCCCATTGATAGTCTACAATACTTTGTAAATCTATCTTACCATCTACTACCTTACTAATGTCTCCCTCACTCGCTAGTAAACGAATGTGATCCTCATTAGTATTAAGAAACTTAGACGCTGTTCTCACTGAAATCCTCATCCCATCTTCCTTTTTTAGTTATGTCACATAAAGTTACGTTTTGAATATTCCCAAGCTGTATAGTTTCAGGGAAGTTAGCTTGGGTTACAGCTATGGCATACTTGTCTACCTCACTGCTAAAGTACCTGTAGTCAGCAGTAAGTTTCCCTATTCGGATCAATGCCATTTGACCCATCGAGCAACCATCAAATAAACTATAGACTGTATCGATATCTTCGGGAAGACCTTTTAGTATATGACCTATAACATCTACTGTATATCCATTGCCAATCATCTTGTACCTCTGAGTATTGGATACATGATTGGTATAGTTGTCTGGCAGTGTCTGCAATCTCTCACACTCAAGAGGAGATAGCTTACGCCACTTCTTAGAATTGACCATCACCTCTTCCATATCACCATACTTAAAGTGTTCAGCATCTACATAACCAATCGCATACCCATGAGTGCCAGCAGCTATGCAAGGACTTTTCTTATTATGATCGTGTATTGTATTTGCCTGAGATTTGTAGTCAGGATTCAACTGATTACCTCCAGCATAATTATCCAGAAGCTTTTGTCCTGCTAGATACTTTGGGTCTACGTTAGTCTCTAGTATATGCTTGAGCAACACTCCACGATCTTCTGGTAATCCAGCATACGGTATGTTAGTCCAGTAAAGCCTACGCCTGTTTTGTGCGCTGACTAGGTTGCTGTTGATCTCGATAGGCTCAACTCCAATCTCTTTAGAGATGATGTCTCTATCTTGTCTCTTCATAGAAGCGACATTCTCATAGAGAAAGTAATCAGGGTTAAGCATCTCATGTACACGCAAAGCATCATAAAAAAGCCCTGACCTTGCACCTGAAAGTCCCGCACCTTTCCCGCCAATGGATAAATCCTGACAAGGAAAACCTGCCATTAATAAACTCGCAACACTCATTGTATTTCCTTTCTAGTGTATGAGGTAGCTAACATTAGGAACATCCTTGCTCCAACAATCACGGCATGAACCGCAATATCCTGAAGTCTTCTTATACGCCTTCCTCTCTTCATCTGTCAATTCTAAGTATACTTCTCTTGCCATGATCTTACCATCCTTACTAGTACGATAAGCCTGACACTCTTTACCTACCCACCTTGTAAGAGGATTATGCACTGTAGAAGTATTGTAGTCCACAGTCTTAACTGGACCTTGATCAACCATAGGAGCAGACAATCTCACACATAAGTTATCTGGGATCAATCCACCTAGACGTACATACTCACTGATGATCTTGTTCTCTCTGGTAGGTATCCAGTGCCTAATATGTGGACTCATAACGCATATCTCACAGATCTTAGCGAAATGCTCGACACTCCTGATATCACCAGAGTCATGCCATCTAAAGTATGGTACTGCAAAACTGGCGTGATGATTGAGCATAACTACAAACGCTTCAACCCATCTAGGATGAGAGATACCTGCCTCTCGTTTAGCATGAGCATTCTTCACGTTTGGCATCCTATACATACCCTTGAGTGCATAACAGTCGTAGCATACAGAGCCTACAATCTTCCTGAGTTTGCTACCAACTCCACACAATAATGCACTCAAACCTGTAGAAGATCCTGGCATTTTACTGGTGTTAGAGAATGATCCAACAATCTCTTTGGACTCATTGTAGTTTAGTGGCTGCATTGATTTTCTCCTACTACTACATCGTTGTCAGTCTCGATCCAGACTCTCGCTCCACAAGAGAGAGGATCATCAGGGCGATACACTACTGATGCTATAACCTCATTAGTATCGGGATCAATAATATCAATATGATCCCCATACAAAGTATCAAAGTCTCCCTGCGCTCTCAGCACTGGCAGTCGATCATTCGGATCACGCTTGATGTTCTGCCGAATGTTGCCCTGATTAACATGAACAATCGTTCTCATATTACAAATTCCTCATCTAAATATTATTACACTCATTATGGCGATAACAATAAACACTGTTATCATTATCACCGTAGCTACCAGTTCAAACATTTTGATCACCATACTCCTCTAACCATGTGTCATCAGCTAATACTAACTTTACTAATCCATTGTCCTTTATATCTCGACAATAGGTATCTCCATACTCATACGATCCACCGTGCATCATGGGTGATGTAGCAGATACAAACCATCTAGCAAAGCCATCATTTTTCTCAGCAGAAGAATGTTTGTAGGTTTTGAGTACTCTCCATTCCCACCCTCTACCATCTGAGTAAATAGCATATGGTTTATCATGGGTTCGGGTCTTTCCAAAATTAGTTCTAGGCATTGTTATTCTCCTTTATCTTTTCTAATTTGTTTACGGGTATTCCACTCAATGTAATGTCCTAACGCGAAAAAGAGTGCAACAAGTAATAAAGAAAGTACAGTTGCTTCGAGTAATACCCAATCAGTTATCGAATATTCCATTGTCTTCACTCCATTTCTCAAATCTTGTTTTAGCTTTTTCTTCACATTCTTCTTCACTAAAACCTTGGTCTAAAAAGTTCAGGAAGAAATCTTCCAGCATTTCTTTTGGTTGGCTCATTGCTTTTTTTCCTTTCTTAAAAGCTGTACCACTGGTACAAGTTTAGTCCTCACTCAACAATCTGAGAAGAACCTGTTTCTTTCTTTCTTGATCCAACTGATCTTTGAAGTTCTGAACTGTAACTGCTCCGACACCCTGCGACAATGTACGCTGATCGTCATTAAGTGCTACGGGAAAAGTCCAGCTAGTTCTACATAAATCAGAAGACTTTAGAAAGTTATGTTTTATTACTTTAGTCATTTATTACTCCTTGATTATGTATATATAATACCATGTATACTGGGGATTGTAAAGGGTAGCTGGTACACTCAAACTCACACCAAAAAAAGCTGTACCACTGGTACAAGTTTAATCCTCCACCACCTGGTACAGCACTCACTCAACGCACTCACTCAACGCCTCCACTCCTCCTATCATAATTCCTGTCATAAAAAATGTAGAAAAAAAAGCAAAAAAAAGAAGGGCCGACCAATTAAGGCCGACCCTGAAAGCTGTACCAGTGGTACAAGTTTTAGTTATGCAACTTTCTTCTTTTTCGTCGCGGTTGAGGTTGGGACAATTATATCTTTTGGCATTACTTGCAAGCCGATCAACATTGCAATTTCTTCAATTTCATTTTTATTGAATTGTTCGTCATTATCAAACTTTCTGTTTGCAATGCCTTCTATGATCTTGACGGCGAATGCTTTTAAATCGGTTGGCTTTGGGTTGGCTTTCGCATCGGTATCTTTGCGGAAACATGCGCGGATTGCATCCCAGATTGTGGCGTATGCAAATTCGGAATGGTCCGAGACCCATTGCACAAATTGTTCTTTCGTGCCTTCATTCTTGGCATCGTATAGCTTCGCACATCCGTCGCGCATTTTACGCAATGTTTTTGCCTCCTCTTTATCGGAGGAAGACAAGCCTAGCTCAATCAAATCCTTGCCTGATAATTGCTTACCGCCTCGCGCTTCCTTCATATCGAAAGCCTCACCGTAACAAGCTAGAAGTAAATTAACTCCGCTATGATCATCATTCAGAAGGTTAAGCACATATTGTTTATTCCCTTCTGATTGGTTCGCGTTGTCCTCCGCAATTTGTTCATGGGCTAGCTCAATACGCTCGTAGAACTCGGGAGTAAAAGTTATATCTAATTTGGACATAGTGTATTCCTTTATCTAAAATGCCACGTAATTTTATTTCGTGACGGGTTTTAGGCAATATCGCCTGAAGAATGGTAGCACGTATAGCTATTAAAGAAAAGGTTACATGGTTCCTGGATTGATGCTAATTTAGCATGAATACATTTCGATTATGTTATCAATAGAATAAAACTTGTACCACTGGTGCAGCTTTTCCGCCACATGGGCTGGATAGGATAAACCCTCCACAATTGATCCGTTAGGGTCTAAACGTGTCAATAGTCCAATCACTCTTTAGAGCTACTCAAAATAATATCAGATGTCTTTAAAATGGGCATTTGTTGGCATGGATTTTTCGATAGGAAGTGTTCACGTTTTGTTCTTTTTTGGAAGGTAGGGCAATCGCCACCACCCCTCCCCCCGTTATACGTATACGTGGTTATGAAAAATTACCAAAAATAAGATGTAAACTTACATATACCTAGAAATACACACTTTTTTACCTATAAATGCAATTTAGGGGTTGACAAACAGGTAAAAATATGATAAGATCCTGTATCTTTAATTGGATACGGAGATCCAAACGAAGTATCTTATTAAATATTCAACGGGGGTACTCTAATTTATACTAAATTCATTATTTATTCTAAAATTTTAGCATTAAATAAGTAATTTGTAAACATAGTAGTTGTATAAGATTATAAATAAGTAACACTATTGCGTAAACTAACTGTAATTTTATATAAATATTATTTTTTTCTTGACAATTTATATAAAATGTGATATAATCTGTAATATAATACCTACTGTGACTAGATATCCTTTCTTTGAGGAGACTGTGGTGACTAGGTATACTGTTTTAAAGGTGATTGCAGCGAAAATAGGTGTATTTTAGGGAGTTTTTTCAAATTACAGTAGGTGACTCCCTTTTTTTTATAGTATATAGGAGAGAATCATGCCCCAAGGTCCAGGTACGTATGGAACTAAAGTAGGTAGACCCCCTAAAAAGAAGATAAAGATGAAAAAGGGTGGTTTTACTAAGAGAGGCCCATGTAAGAAATGATAAATGGGATATTATCGGAACTATTACGGAGGTAGGATGGACGATATGGCTGTAGTTAGGAATACTGGGGGTTGCGGTCAAGAGAGTATTTTAGTAGACGATGTAATTAGCGGAGAGAATACAATAGTAATGGAGGATAGTGTTATGGTTATGAATAATACAGATACCCTTACAGGATGTAAGTGTGATAGTTGCGAGGAATGCGGTTGTGATCCCGACATATGTAGATGCAATTGTCATACTGATAGAGATCTGGATATGTTTAAAATGGAAAACATTGACTAGAGTCTCCGCTATGGAAGATGATATAACACAATTAGAAATGGCAGATAAAATACTTAAACTCTGGTTTGAGTATAGACAACATTTATTATATGCTGACCTGGAACAGTTCAGAAAGTTTATAAATGAAGAGATGGGAAGACGTATAGAGGCAGGAGAGAAGACAACAACTAAAAGGCATGTAGTATAAATGCTGGATATTACTCAGGAAGCTAAGAATTATCTTTGTGATATTACAAAGGAACATAATAAAGAGTATATAGCTTTTGGAGTTAAAGGTGGGGGGTGTTCAGGGTTCTCATACATATGGGATTTTTCTGATGGTCCTCTTAAAGAAGATGAGATAATAGATATAGGCGATGGAGTATCCCTTATAATTGACGGTATGAGTGTTATGTATACGTTAGGAAGTAAAATAGACTATGTTAAAGAATTAGGTGGTACGTATTTAAAGGTATCTAATCCAATGGCAGATAGTCAGTGTGGTTGCGGCGAGTCTTTTTCGGTTAAAGTTTAAAGTGGGAAGACGATCATAGTTTGGTGGGGGAGACAGCGTGGTGTCTTAGAGATCGTATAAGTAACAGGGGGTAGTAGTTGTGATATGGGAGAGGGATGGTCAGTAATCGTACAAGGATGGCCTATTGCACTTGGATTTATAACGCTTGTAATAGTATTAGCAAAGATGCATGGTGAGATAGACACACTGAAAGAAAAGGTAAAGGTCTTATTTGATTTATGGAACTCCAAAAAAGAATAAAGGGATATATTAGTAAAGGTAAAAAAAGTAAGTCTGCAAAAAGAATAAAGGCTTATATTAGTAAAGGTAAAAGAAATGGAGAATAATTAAATGTCTGGCGAAAAAAAGTGGGGTTTACCCAGAAACCCAATTCTTAAAAAATTAAAAATTATTCAAGAGGGAAAAGAAATTCCTATAAGCGAACTAAAAAAAATACAGCAAGAAGTAGATGATCCTGTCTGGAAAGCTTCTAAACCAGAAAAAAAATTAAAAGAAGGTGGTTTTACCCAAAGAGGTGGAATGTATAAGAAAGGTTATTAATGTGACTGAACAACAGGAAACATTCTTAAATGCATTGTTTGGTGAAGCTAATGGTAATTTTCGTCAAGCTATGAATATGGCAGGGTATGCAGAGACGGAGTATCCAGCTAGATTAATTCGTACAATGAAATCTGAAATAATAGACAGGGCAGAAAACATGCTTGCGGCTAATGCACCTAAAGCAGTATTGTCTATGTCTGGTGTTCTAGATGATCCTAGTGCTTTAGGCAATCGTGAAAAGTTAGCCGCTGCAAAAGAAATATTAGATCGTACTGGTATAGTTAAAACAGAAAAGATTGAACATAAAGGTGTTGCATCTGCTGTTGTAATATTACCCCCTCTTGAGGAAGATAATGATCAAACGGAAGGATAAGAATGGAGTACGTACAAAAGTTAAAGCAATTGGTAGAATCCCTTGGGGATATGATCGTGTCGTGGAGAAACAGGGCGATAGCTGGTATGTTCCAGATACTGACGCATTTAAATGCCTTGATCGTGCGATTATGCAAATACGTGAGGGAGGCCATTCGGTTAGGAAGGTAGCAACGTGGTTAGAAAATGAAACTAGTAGAAAACTGTCTGCTACTAGGTTACACAAGTTGGCATGGACTGAAGAGGAGTTGGAGACTAGGAGAAAAACACGCAGACGTTCTTTATCTCCCAAACAACGAAAGATCGAAGACCTCAAAAACACGGAAAAGCAAACTAGGATTAAAGCAGACCAAGCAAAGAGACGATTAAATAAAGCATTAGATAGAGGCGTAGTTTCTGAAGAACCTCTAGACTTTACGGATGCAGTAGCGAAAGAACCTGAAGTTGTTTTTAAATCTAATCCAGGACCTCAAGCAAACTTTCTTGCTGCAAATGAACGTGAGGTTTTCTATGGAGGTGCAAGAGGTGGGGGTAAAACTTATTCTCTTCTTATAGCACCTTTAAGATTTATAGAAAAGCCTATGCATCGTGCATTACTTATAAGACGCTCGATGCCAGAATTAAGAGATGTTATATTTCAGACGCAGCAGTTATATCCTAAAGCTGCACCTGGAGCAAAGTTTAAGGCACAAGAGAATACGTGGTACTTCCCTAGTGGAGCCAGAATAGAATTTGGGTATTGCGAAAACTTACAAGATGTGCTAAGATACCAAGGACAATCGTATTCTTGGATTGGAGTAGACGAATTACCACAGTATGCAAATCCTGATATTTGGCATTTTCTTAGATCATCTTTGCGTACTACAGATCCCTCTATACCGTTACATATGAGGGCAACAGGAAACCCTGGTAATATAGGATCAGCTTGGGTTAAGAAGATGTTTATAGAACCTGCTGAACCTAATACAAGGATAACTGAAAAGATTGAATACGAGGTAGATGGAAGAACATTAACAAGCGAATTAACTAGAAAGTTTATATCTGCATCAGTTTGGGATAATCCCTACTTGACACAGGACGCTAGTTATGTTTCTATGTTAGCATCACTACCTGAAGTAAAAAGGAAACAGTTTTTATATGGCGATTGGGATGTAGTTGAAGAAGGTGCATTTCCTGAGTTTGATAAAACAGTGCATACGTGTGAAAGTTTTGAGATTCCGAATGGCTGGACGCGAATTAGAGCAGCAGATTTCGGATACGCTGCCCACTCTGCTATTCTATGGGGGGCTGTTGATTTTGATGGCTGTTTGTGGATATATAGAGAGTTATATGTTAATCGGATGACTGCTGATAAATTAGGTCAGATGATTATGGAAGTAGAAGCAGATGATGGTAGAATACAGGATGCATTGTTAGATAGTTCGTGTTGGGCTAAAAGAGGTGATGTAGGCCCATCAATTGCAGAAACTATAAATAGAGAAGGGTGTAGATTTAGACCATCAGATAGATCACCAGGATCTAGGGTTGCAGGTAAGATTGAGTTACATAAGAGATTTACAATTGATGAAGAGTTAGAAGAACCTAAGATCAAAATACTACATAGTTGTAGAAATTTAATAAGTCAGATTGCAGCATTACCAGTAGACCCACGTAATCCTGAAGATGTTGATACAAAGGCAGAAGATCACTTATATGATGCGCTACGATATATGATAATGTCTAGACCTACAAATATACGAGTAGCGTATGAGAATACTCCGAAGACTAGATACCAGCCTTCTGATTCTACGTTTGGATATTAAAGATGAGAAAACCACGTAATTATAGAAGAGAGTATATAAGAACACATGGTACAGCGAAAGGTAAGTTAGACAGGGCTGGACGTAATAAAGCAAGGAAAATGGTAAACCCCCCAAAGGGTATGGAAGTACATCATAAGAATGGAAACCCAAGAGATAATAGAAAAAAGAATTTATCAGTTGTTTCTAAAAAAGTAAATAGAACTCTACAGCCAAAGAGGAAAAAATATGGTAGACAAAAATGAGTTAAGTGCGTTAGAAGAAAAAACTAAGAGTGAAAAATCTTACGATAGTTTAGTAGGTTATGTAGAAGCCCGTTACCAAAGAGCCAGAACAAGACGATATTCTGATGAAGAACGGTGGGTACAGGCGTATAAAAACTATCGGGGTATATACGGTTCTGACGTACAGTTTACAGAAACTGAGAAGTCTCGCGTATTTATTAAAGTAACTAAAACTAAAGTACTTGCTGCATATGGTCAATTAGTAGATGTTTTATTTAGTCAGAATAGATTTCCTATTGGTGTAGAACCCACAACATTACCTGATGGAGTTGCAGATACTGTTCACGTAGATCCTAAAGAACAGGAGCAAGAACAGGCATTAGAACAAATTCAAGATATATATGGTAGTCCTGGAGATGGTAATGATCTTCAGCCTGGTGCTACAACAGACGCACTTAAAGATATGTTAGGTCCACAAACAGAAGATTTAAGTGATATAGAAGGACTTAAAGAAGGTCCAGGTCAAACACAAACTGCTATTACTTTCCATCCTGCTATGGTTGCAGCTAAGAAAATGGAAAAGAAAATTAAAGATCAGTTAGAAGAATCTGTAGCAACAAAGCATTTAAGGTTTTCTGTATTTGAATGTGTACTCTTTGGTACTGCTGTTATGAAGGGTCCGTTTGCTGTTGATAAAGAATATCCAATGTGGGATGATGAAGGTGATTATGATCCTTTAATAAAAACAATTCCAAAAGTAGAGTATGTATCTGTCTGGGATTTTTATCCTGATCCAGATGCGTATAATATGGAAGACTCTACTTATACTGTAGAACGTCATCGTTTAACAAGACCACAACTTAGAGCATTAAAGAAGCGTCCATTTTTTAGATCAAACGCTATTGATGACGCTATTAAATATGGTGAGAATTACCAGCAGGAATGGTGGGAAGAAAGTTTAAATGATAATGATACCTCTTCAGATTTTGGTGGAGAGGGATTTGCATCAAGTAATGGTGATGTAGAAAGATATGAAGTATTAGAATTTTGGGGAACTATAGATAAAGAAATTGCAGAAACACAGAATCTAGAAATTCCTGATAAGTTTCTTAAAGATGATGAAATACAAATAAATGCTTGGGTATGTAATGGAGAGGTAATACGATTAGTTATTAATCCTTTTACCCCTAAACGTATTCCATATGTTGCAAGTCCATACGAAATTAATCCATATAGTTTCTTTGGTGTAGGTTTAGCAGAAAACATGGATGATACCCAGACGTTAATGAATGGTTTTATGAGACTAGCAGTAGATAATGCTGTACTTTCTGGTAATCTATTGATTGAGGTTGATGAGACAAATCTAGCACCTGGACAAGATCTTACAGTATATCCTGGTAAGATTTTCAGGAGACAGGGTGGTGCGCCAGGACAAGCTATATTCGGTACTAAGTTTCCTAACGTGTCAAGTGAAAATATGATGTTGTTTGATAAAGCAAGAGTATTATCAGATGAATCGTCAGGTCTTCCATCGTATTCATATGGTCAAACAGGTGTAATGGGTACAGGTAGAACTGCATCAGGTATTTCTATGTTAATGGGTGCGGCCAGTAATTCTATACGTACTGTAATTAAAAACATGGATGATTATATGTTACGTCCAATGGGTGAAGCATTATTTGCATTTAATATGCAGTTTGATTTTGACCCAGAAATAAAAGGTGATCTAGAAGTAAGGGCTAGAGGTACTGAAAGCTTTATGAAGAACGAAGTTAGATCTCAACGTCTTATCAGTTTCCTACAGATTGCAAGCAGTCCTGTACTAGCACCATTTGCTAAGTTTCCATATATTATGCGTGAGATTGCGGCTACAATGGATTTGGATGTAGATAAAGTTACAAACAATCCTGAAGAAGCATTTAGACAAGCTATATTATTGCAGCAGATGCAACAGCAAATGGCTGAACAAAATCCACAACCTGAACAACAAATGGACCCAACAGGTGCAGGTGCAGGTAATATAGGTACGGGACAAGCTCCTGCTCCAGGTGAACAAGGATTTGCTACAGGTGGTGGGCCTAATGCTGGTACTCAACAACAAGCTCAAGCTCCTCAAGGAGGAGGACAGCAGCTACCTCCAGAATTAATGGCAATGCTACAACAGGCAGGTGGTGCAGGTAATGCTTGATCAAAAGACAGCAAGAGATTTAATACCATTAGTAAATGGTCCCGACTTTGATGAATTACTTTTGATATATTTAACTACTAAAAAAGAAGATGCTTATCGTGTATTAGAACAAAGTGACGATGAAGTAGAAATTTATAGAGCGCAAGGACAATTATATGCCCTGAAACGCATGGAAAATATGCGTGTAGAAATACAGACAATAGCTAAAGGAACCTAATATGGCTTCAAGAAATGAAAATCAAGTAATAAAAAATATATTAGCTATGATTGCTAAATCAGAGGGAACAACCAAAAGAGAAGGTAATCCTTATGACGTAGTAGTAGGTTTTGGAAATTTTCTTAAACCAGGAGACAATGATCCTTCAAGAAATATACCTACTGCAAACAAACCTGTAAGTCAAATGACTTTTAAAGAAGTTAAAGAATTTGGCAGGGCATTAGTTAATGCTACTAAAGGAAAAAATAAAGATGGTAGTTTTAAAATAGGTGATAATTCAGATGGTTCATCAGCAGTTGGTAAGTATCAACTTTTAGCTAATTATTTTAATACCGATGGAGATGGTATCGTAGGAAATCTACAAAAAAAATTACGTGCTAGAGGAGTAAAAGGATTTAAAGATACGGATATATTTAATGAAAGAGCGCAAGATTTACTAGCAATTGAGTTATTAAAAGAAAATGATGGTAAATTAAATGGTAAAAAAATACTAGCCGATTACGTTGAAAGTCCTAGTGAAGAAACTATGGATAAACTAATGGAAAAAATAGCATCAAAATGGCAAGGCGTACCAACGGCTAAATCTGGTCGAAAAAACTTTCAAAAACGCGAAATAAATTATGCTCAAGCTGTAGATATGTTAGAATTACCTGAAAGTCAATATAAATACGCTGGTGCTGATGAAAAAGGTTTAATGACAACTAAGAATAAACCACCTTTTAGAAATATAGATGATACAGAAAGAATGCTTGCTGATGAATTGGTATCATCACCTCAAACAGCTATGAGAAATATAAAATCAGAAGAAGAAGAGAAACGAAAAAATAGAATAGCTAGAAATCAACTTAATAAAAGTAACACAGATCGTACCGTAGAAAAAATGCGTGAATTATTTAAAGAAAAAGAAACAATAGCAGCTTTTAAAGACCTTAAAAAAGGTACTGGTATTATGAGTGTAATAGGGCCAACTAAATCTTTTTCTTCAGCATTAAATAAATTATTAGAAAGTAAAAATATTATAAAAGATATAGATGAATTAGATAATAATGCTGTGCTAGATATATTTAAATATTTTGGTGAAAAAGCTAAGGAAATTTTAAGTATCGGAGAAGCTGAAGCATCTGAAAAATTTAATATAGATCAAATTAAAACTTTAAATCAAAAATTTCAAGAGCTTATAGCTAACGAAGGACCAGGATATGATACATCTGATATTGGAGTAAGTGGTAAGCCAGATACTATTCTTTCAGAAGAAGCAGGAAGTCCTGATATGATTGGAGATACTAGTAATATATATGCTCCACTTGTAGAGTACGGTGGTGATAAGGTTGGTACAGCACCAGAACTTCTTTCAGACATAGATAATAGTGCAAAAACAAGAGGTATCTTTGAAAATTTAGGTGAACCAGCAGGTTCACCACAAGCAGGAATAGAACCACCTATCGGTCAAGTTGTACCACCACCAAGAAGAACTAATGATATTAATCTTGCTCTTGCTAATGAAAGATCTGAAACTCAATTAAATCCTAGTGAGATTAGAGCAATGGAGGATGAATCATTTGCTGAAGAAG